ACTTTTTAATATACCAAGTCCTTTTATTTCACCTATCTTTATTGCATCAAAGTTTCTTGCTGCATTTGCTGCACCTTCATCTGCAAACAACCAGCCTTCTTGTAAACCAATTTTAGCCAATTGATCATAAGTTTGTTTATTAGCAGATTGTGAAATAGCATGAGATGTAGTTTGTAATACAGATGCTTTTAAATTATTTTCTTCACCTAATAATTTTTTAATTGCATCAGGTAATTCTTCTCCGGTTCTAATTAATTTATCAGATCTTAACTCAGACTTAGATATATTTTTTAAAAGTTGTAGTGGATCTACACCATCTTGTTTTGTATATATTCTGGATTTGTAAATACAGAAAAAGATTTTCTCATGTATGTTTTTAAATTATTAAGTATAAAATTTTTAAGATCGCCTTTTGGTAACAAATTACCAAATGTTTTTTTAGTATCAATTAACTCTTTGTTTAAATTTTCAGCTGTTTCTTGTAGTTGTTTTGGTAACTGTGATAACTTCATTTGTCCTTTTAAATATGCAAGAACCTGATCTAAATAATATTCTTTACTTGCAGGTGATGTAGTAGCTGTATTGTAATATCCTTCAAATGATTTAGCCAGATCATATGATTTTTTTTCAATAGATTGTAGATATTTATCTATTGTTCTTGATCTTGCTTTTATTTCTCTTTTTGCACCAGACGTAAATTGAAAGCCAAGACCTGTTTGTTTACCAAGAGATCTAAAGTTTGATAAAAAATTATCTATTTTTTTTAATTTTTTTTCTAATGGATCAGAACTTTTTACAGAAAACATTCTCCATTTGTCAAAATCTGGTAATTGTTTTTTAGGATTAGCAGTGATAACTGTAGATAAAGTTTTATCGATTACATAACTACTTGCGTTTCTTAATGCTTTACCTGCTGTTGCAGATCCAGGTATATTTGCTGCTATATATGTTATCGGTCTAATAGCTAAATCTACGCCTTGCAGTGCAAGACCAACTGGTTTCATGATACCATACTTTGCACCAAGAGTTGCAACTTTTGCAAGTGGTCTTCCCATTAAAGAAAAACCTGCACCAATAGTTGCACCCTCTACACCAAATCTAATTCTGTTTTTTATTCTTGCAAGTGCAAGATCTCTTCCTTCTAATCCTTCTTCGTTTTCTTTTTCTAATACTAGATTTTCTCTGTCAGGATTTGCAACTATAAAATCTGTTGCACCAAAAGCAGTTGCCATATAACCAGCTCTTTTTGCAATGTTAGCTACATTACTAGATGCTCCTGCTGCAGCTGCTGCGTCTTTTGCTTTTTTACCTTTTCTTAAAAGTTTTTTGGCTCTGTTCATTACTTTGAACACACCACCACCTGGTACACCAAACTCTATAAGAACTTTGTTTACTGATCCTAATAATGTTTCAGGATCTTCTATTTTATTTTGTTCATAAACTTCATCTAATTTTTCTGTAAGATTAGTATCAATTGCTGCATCAATACCTGTTGTAATAAGATCACCAAAAGAATATCCTAAACTTTGTGCTGCTCCAAACACAGACTTTTCCATGTCTTCAAAAAAATCTATGTAATCTTTTTCCTGTGGCTTATCTCTGCCTTCTGCCAGATCCGTGATCCGTGGTAAAGATTTATCCATTAAAGACTTTAATTGATATTCTCTTAATGGAGTATTACTAGCAGTTGCCATAAAATTAGCTAGACCCTTCCATGTAAACTTAACTGGTTTACTTGGTCTTGCTATATTTTTATTTATTGCTTTTTGAATATCGTTGACTTCGATATCTACTTTCTTTTCAAAAGGCTCCATGTTACGCCCCCTGTGGTAATGTCAAATTTACGTCGTACTGTTGGTTAAAACTTGCAACATCCTCTCCTGTTTGAATGTTTGCAAAATCTAATAATGCCTGTTTACTATTTGCTAATAACATAACAATCTCATTTGAGATCTCGTTTGGTAGTCTTGCTCTAAGTTCAGTGTAAGATAAATCCTGCACCTCACCTGTTTGTTTTTTTTCTTCTACAACAGGTGCCATCATGGGTTCAGATTTAGTTCCAAATTTATAACCCATTCTACCACCATCTTTTGCCTCTTCTGGTAATTTAAACCCAGGACCCATAATTGATTCTAAATTTGGAAAGAAAGGTTTAATATCTTCAATGTCATTGTTTTGTAAAAGTTTTAATATTACTTCTCTTTGAAATTCTTCAATTGTTTTTTGTGATAGATAGATAGATTTGATATCATCTGTTTTTCTTTTTTCTATGTTTGATATAGTAGCATTAAAATCATCTACTTTAGTTTGATAATCTGGATCATTTTGATCTAACGTTTCTATTTTATTTTTAATTGCGCCTATTTGATTATCATATAAACTTGTTACAGCATTTGCTGCTTGTTCTTTTGCAAAAGTTTTTTCGTTTCCTTTTCCTTCATTTTCAATTCGTTCTCTCTCTAGGTCATATTCTGATGCAAGGGCCGTGCTAAATATGTCTTCTGCTCTTTTTCTCTCATTTTCTCTTTGAGCTAAAGTTGATGCTTGAAATGTTTTAAATGGTTCCTGTGCTGCTACAGCTGCTGTTTGAAATATATTTCCTCTTGCTGGTGTTGCTAATAGATTTAAACCAAATGATGTTAAAAACCCTGGTAATGCTCCTGGCATAAATCCACTTTGTTTCTCTTTAAATTGATCTAATGCTGTCAAACTTTTTTGTGTCGTGTCCAAAGCCGCTTGCACAGTCCCAGCATCTTTATAACCAGGTCTATCAAGTCCAGACGTGATGCCTTTTCCTGTAGAGCCACCCATTCTAAACATTGGTCTTTTCAATACTCTGTTCATATTTTACTGTTTAAATAACGGTTTTGGGTTGAACGCACTATAAATACCAGCAAGTGTTGTGCCAACCCCTAATGCAGTCTGTAATGGCGTAGGGTTAGGTACGTTTGTTGTTTGTGTTTGACCAGGGTAACCACCCATGATCCCTGTCACCTGTCCAGCAAATCTATCCAATTGTTCTTGTGGTAAGAATGTTGCTTGTCTTGCAGCTTCTCTTTGTGCATCTAGTTCTGCTTGAGCTTGAGCTTGATTAATAGAACCTAGTCTTCCTAATGTTGAAACATCTTGACTTTGTAAACTAGGTAGTAGTCGTGCTAAACCTTGTTGATTTATAAACTGTTGTTGTGCTGCTCTTTGTGCAGCTTCAAAACCTTGTTGTTGTAAGTTAGCTTGTAGTCCTGCTCTTTGTCTGGCCATTCCCGAACCAAACTCTGCTAATTGAACTGCTTCTCTACCACCACCAAACGCTCCAGAAGCAACTGCTTGATCTCTAATTTGTTGTTCTTGTATTTTTTGATTTCTATCAAACTCAGCTAATGTTGTGTCAATAACTTGTGATTGATAAGGCGACATGAACTGTTGAAAAGCTTGTGGACCTGTAGCAGCTTGTGCTGCTTGTAAAAATGGTTGAAAAGAACCTATTCCTTGCTGTGCTAAAGCTTGTGCTTGTTTTTGTAATGCATCTTGAGCAGCAACAGTTGGAGCAATTCCTGATAGACTTTGTTGTCTTGTTGTAAATTCTCTAGCTGCTTGTTGTCTTGCTGCAAAATCAGCGGCAGATTCACCAGCTTGTTGTGAAATACCGGCAATACCAGTTGATACTACAGGTACACCCGATTGTGCTACAACTTGTTTTGCTAAATCTTGACCTAAATCTTGTACAAATTGTGCAGGTAAATTTTGTACGGTTTGAACAGCCATTATAATACTTCCTCTAATCTTTGTGATGTTTGAAACATTTTTCTAGCGCCATCTAAGCCTTGCGATTCTTCTGATACTTCACCTCCGGCTTCAAGGTTTTTCATCATGTTATACATGACTTCTGCGCCCTTGTCTATATCTCCTTCACCAGCATTTCTTACAGCATCAGCTGTAAATACAAATTCATTTTTAGATAATCTTGCAGGCAC